TTCTATATCATTAGGAGTGTATTTACCTCTTCCTCGTGCCATTTCTAGCACCTCCTTATTTCCTATTGATACTATAGTACTGTTTTAAATCGTATTTGTAAATAAAAAAATATCAAAAAAATCGAATTTTTTATAATAAAAGTGTTGACATACGAATTAAATCGTATTATTATATACTCATAAGTTAAAGAAAATTGAAAGGAGGAACGGATTTTGACACAAATTTCGTTAAAAGCTGCAAGAGTTAACGTTAATTTAACTCAGAAAGAAGTAGCGGAAAAACTAGGAGTTCATCAACAAACTATCGCAAAATATGAGAAAGATAGTACTAAAATTCCTATGAATTTACTACACCAATTAAGTGCTTTATACAAAGTTAAATTAGATCATATTTTTTTAGGCTAAAAATACGATTTAAAACGTACTTTTATAATTGCACAACTTTCAACCAGAAAGGAGAAAACGGAATGGAACAAATCACTATTAAAGACATTCGAACAGAATGTTATAAAGCATGGGAAATAGCTAAAAAGTATATAAAACAAGAATTTCCAGAATCTTGTATAGGCTCAAACTTTGCTGACATTAATTATGGGAAATTGAAAGTTTCAATCGTTGAAACAAATGGAGCTTTTTCATTGAGATACGTTTTTAACCATAAAATTATTGATTCCTATAAAATCGGCAACGTTATTGAATTGATAAGTCACATCGACGCACTAAAAGAATTAAAAAACGCGCTCAAGCAATAATGCTCAAGCGCAAAAGAATGTCAAGGTTGTTCGATTTGAAGAATTCGAACTCCTGATGGACTAGGACCGAAATCAACAAATTTAGCATTTACACTTAAATCAATATACGGATCGTGGATGTAGCAATCGATAAAAATCCCATGTCGGAAAACAAGAATTTTTCTATCACCGCTGATATCCAAAACATGCAAAGGTAATTCTGTAGACTGTTCATCCCATAACATAATTTCAAAGCAAGTATTAGTTTCTAAACGGAATGAATCAGTGAACTTTACATGTCTATCACCTGTTGAAAAAGTGCCTAATCGATTATCCATAAAAAACACCCCCTTTCCCCAATTACGATTATAGAACTGAAAGAGGGTTACAACAATATGAAAATTAGTGAAAGGAGCCAATATAGTGAATTTATTAAGCGCTGATTTTGAAACAAGTTTAAATTCAAAGGTAGTTAAAATCGTAGAAAACGCGATAGAACGATTCCCAACGAACAACACTCAACAAAGATACTTAAACAAGAAACAGGCAAAAGCCTATATCGGAGGAATCGACGATAGAGATTTTGATGAGTGTGTATCGATGGGGTTGAAGCAAATCGTAATTAAGAGACCAAGCGGAAGCGCGACAATTCGATACGATGCCAGGGATTTAGATGAGTTCATGGCTAAATACAAAATTTAAGGAGGACAGCATGACACGAGTTGAAATTTCAAAAGCGAGAAAGCTAAAGAAAAAAGATTTTAACAGAACTTATCTCAAGAAATATTGCAAGTTCTTAGGATACACAACATTAATAGCGGTTGGAATGATTGTATTTCTTCATTTGTGGGTAGGTGCAGCAAACCAAAATTATGACCGCTTAGAACAAATTAGAAAGAATGATCCATTTTATGTTAAGTCTAATTGAAAATATGTTTGATGATACTGAATTTGATGTTTTACAGAATAGCGAGATTGTTGGTTCAGTGAAATTTATAAATGGAAGATATTTCTTATCAGTTCAAATGAAAGGAAGTAAGTATTCAAGCAGAAGTACACACAAAACATTAGAAGCTGCTTTCAATACTGCAGTGGAATTATTAGAAAAATAAAAAAATGGTGACTAAAAACAGCCACCATACTCAAGATTTAAATAAATTATACCATAAAAAGACACAAAATCAAACGGTTGGAATTTTAGAAGGGAAAGGAGTTGCTTATGTGAATTACTTAAAACAAATTCTAGCAATCAATCAGCGACAACTTATAAACCCACTTTCCGCAGGGCAATTTATCTTATTATACGCATTAATGAACGTGAATAACGATTGCGCTTGGAAAGAATGGTTTACTGTTGCTAATTCAAGACTAGAATTGTTTACTCAATTATCTGAAACGGGAATTAAGAAAGCTAGAAATGAACTTTCTCAAAAAGGATATATTGAGTTTAAAACAAATCATGGAAAAGCTACTTCATACAAAATCATAAAACAATATAACGATGTCGCACCTAGTGTCGCACCTAGTGTCGCACCTAGTGTCGCACCTAGTGTCGCACCTAGTGTCGCACCTAGTGTCTCACCTAGTACCGCATTAGATAAAGAAAAAGAAAGTAATTTAAATGAAAGTAAATCTAATAATATATCCACCAAATTACTAGAAAAGCAATTTAATGATTTGTGGAATATTTATCCAAGAAAAGAAAGAAAGAACGATGCATTTAAGGCTTATTCAAAAGCTATTAAAAAAGGAGTTGAACACACTACAATTCAGAATGGCTTAAAATCATACATCGAATATGTGAAAGCTAATCAGACTGAAACTAAATATATCAAACAAGGTGGAACATGGTTCAATCAAGAGTGTTGGAATGATGAATACAAAATAGATTCTAATCCAAAAACTAATTATTCAAACTATCCAAACAAAGCTAAAGGCTATGTTGAGCCACTGCCGGATTGGGTATTTAGACAACAGAATGAAGAACGCGCACAAAGGGGTGTTAATTGATGGAAACATTGATGGAACAAGAACTAAGGATTTACAAAGAAAATCCGGAAAGATACACATCTATCATCAAAGCCATTTCTGAATTGAAAACAACTGGTGATAAAGAAGCTTATTTAAGCAATAAAAGAAAATTGATTACAGGAAAAATGACTGAAGAAGAATACAATAAAAACTTTGGTTAAGCTGAGTAAAAAGGGGAAAACAAATGTTTGTAATTAAGCACAATGGGATGTACTTCCAAGGGTTTAAAGATTATTCATACATGGAAGGTTATTTAGATAAAAAGCATCCAAAGAAAACATTGAAATTTTGTAAGAATCAACATCAAGCGTTGGAATTTATATCGTATGAAAAAGCATTTGAGTTTAAACATAAAAACAACGTGTTAGGAACAGTCACATTAATTCAAGCAGCACCCAAACTGTATGAGCCAATCAAACCGGATGCAAGTTTGATGTTTGTGGAAGTTAACGATTATAACATTCAATTGTTAATGGCACGCGATGAAATAGAAAAGATGATTGGAACATCATCTAACAACTTCTACCACATGCAGAAAGACATTTTAAAAGTAAAGGTTAGCACGTTGAATAAGTTTTTAAACAATCCATACAAATTATTTCCAAACACTAGAAAGAAGATTACAGACAATTTAAAAGCATATTTTGAAGGAGTTAAGATGGCATGAATTTAAATGATCCAATTCATCAAAAAAGAATTGAAAGAGAAGAATTATTAAGACTGGTTGAAAAATGGTTTGTAGATAGAAACATGCAAACGCTAGACGGAAGCGGGCAATTGATTAAGCTTCAAGAAGAAGTATTGGAGTTGAAACAAGCATATAAAAGCCACGACAGAGCAGAAGAAATTGATGCAGTAGGTGATATCACGGTTGTTTTAATTGGTTACTGCATGCAGCGTAATTTGAACTTCTTAGACTGTTTAGAAAGTGCATATCATCAAATCAAGGATAGAAAAGGGAAAGTGATTGATGGTGTTTTTGTGAAAGGGGTATAGCGATGGATTTACAAGAAAACGCACGAATTAAAGAAGCAGTAAACAAACCAAGCCACTATGTTGGAACTAAAGGATTAGAAGTTAAAGAAGTTCTTGAAAACTTTGTTAAAAACAAAAGCGGTATGGAAGCGCACCGGTGGTGTAGCGCGGTTGAATATTTATTACGATATGCAGAAAAAAACGGTGTGGAAGATTTAAAAAAAGCTAAAAAAAATATTGATTGGTTGATTGAAGAAGGGGATATTAAATGACAATAACTGTAATATTAAAAAACGAAAAGGAATATATTTTCTACGGTGTAAATAAATGCTATATCGAAAATGGACAACATTTAAAACTTAGTTATGTAGGAATTCTTCCACAATACAACAGTACAGACGAAATAATTGAAAACAAAGCATGTTTTATGTTAGATGCAATCGCTGGTTATTACATTGAAAAATAAGAAGGTGAATAGATGTTGTTTACGTCAGATATAATCGGCTTAGTAGAAGATATATTAAAAGATGGATGCACAGAAGAACGATTAGAAGAAGTAA